CCCACACTAGAGGTGGTAGGGTAAGTTTACGGACTTTCCAGGTCCAAGACTGAGAGGTTCCTTCAGTCACAGGTGCGTGCGAGTCAGTTGCCAACGCTGGTGATCCAACCAGCGAGAGTGGTGTCGAGTGGGTTGTCAGGGTCTTGACGTTGTTGTCTTCCGTGACGGTAGACTAGCTCTTCTGAGATTTGTTGAAGGGCCAGCCTAGGATCATGCAGATCATCGGCGAAGTGGCTAACACGGCCACGCCTACAGGGCAGATATGGACCTTCATAGATTTGGAGGTCGATATCGTCTGTGGGCTCGTCGTCTGCTGAGATCATGTCACAGTCGTCATTCGGAGTAAGGGATCCGGGAGTGGTGTGGAGCCTCTCGGGCCGGGCACGAAGCCCGAGCACGAAGTTGCTAGTCAACCATATACGTTCGACGGTCAGTGACCGGTTAACGTTGATGAGAGACTTATAGCTGGAGGCACTCCATATCCGAATATTGTGTTGAACGGCTTGCTTTGAGAAGAACTTGCCGTCATCCACGTCAAAGAGGTCGAGAAGTGGTGCATGCAGAAAAGCGGCGAAAACAAGTTTGCCATAAAAGTTCTGCCCCCGCTCGAATTCGGGGTCGTCACGATGGAAGAGTTGAGTGAAGTTCTTTAGACGTCCACCCATGATGTACTGGTGTAACCGGAAGGGTTCACGAGCACGAACACGGGCGGGTGTCCTAGGGACATCACCGCTCTCCATTGCATTGAATATGCTTGTGGCTATCTGTCGGTCTAGAGAAGAAGGACCAATACAATAGCCACTGACGTTAAGGTCACCATTGACACTAATTGACGGGAACCCAAGACCACCATAGGATTCAGGAATAAACCAAGGCACTTTTACTGTCTCGAGAATAGGGCGCCAATACTTAAGGATCAGGCGGTAGTATGTCAGTCGTGAGTGGGAGGGTGCCCGGTTCAGGCAGTCATGTACAAATGTACCGACGGCTACATCGTTAAAAGAACGTGTGCCGAAGACTGCTTCATCACGGACCTCTCGCTCAGGCCCCGGTAACTGCTTTAAGGGTGCTGCGCCGAAGCGGCAGCGTAACTGATTAATCCAGGTAAGGGTACTCATGTTGACGGCACGTCGAAACGTTTCGTCACCAGAGTCCCACAAACTGGGTAGCAGTTTCCTCCACGTAAGTGGGCAGCCAATGCCAAGAGGCATCAGGTCGACATCGTCAAAGCAACGATAGAGACTATCCGGGGGACCAGAACGGCCACGGTTTGTGGCAAAAGGGGACATGGGAAAGTAGTTAACCCGCGTCAATCCCATTCTGGTGTGGCCATCGACTACGACATTTGCGGCGCGGAACATGACGGAATTGATAACCGCCACCTCACGCGACTGAAAGGTCTTCCCGACCGAAAGTTCGAAGGAGAAGTATTTACATACGTCTTCAAAGAATCGGAGGGGGGACCGACAGAAGCGGGGGGTGTGGCTACGAATCCATCGTCCACGCCAAAGATTGTCATCGCCATTGATCATCATGGGCGCATCCTTCAAAGTAAAGGATCTTCGGAACTGGCACTCAAGGGCCCAACGACATAAGGCTCCGTTCACAAGGCAGAGCACGGGGAATGAAGTTATGGAACCCATCAATTGACCTTCCTCTTGGTGTACAACCTCACCGGTAGTCGGATTTTCGATCCGATTCCCGATAAGGTTATCCATCATAAGGATATAGGTTAAATCATCGATGAGTCCCTCCTCGTGCAGGACATCCGGAACGACTGCCGAGTATCGTGCGTACATGCCATCGGTCGCCGCCGCGTAGTCACCAGAGATGAAAACTTCATCCGGTGCCAGCGGGCGGGTCCCTAAGCGTTTATTCACGTACTCAGCGGTCACCTCCTCACCGATTAGGGAGAAGGCCGGGTTCTGCTTGACTGTGGTATGTAACCACTTCTGGAGCGTGTCAAGGGCGGTTTGTTGGAAGGGATTACCCTGGGTAATGGGTCTAACCTTCAGGGCCTCAGAGAGACCAACAACCCGAGTATAACTAGGACTGTCGGCCGCCTTTTGGCGGAGTGCGTACCGGTAAAGGTTTGATTCGGCTCGCAATTTGGAGGCATCGTATACCAGTAGGGGCTTGAAGGGGTGGGTGATCTCGACCTCGATTTCAATCGGGTCGGGGTCACCAAACCTGACAAGTGATCCTGCTAATACATCTTGCCACCAATGGTGGATGTAGGCAAAGTTGCCACCATCCTTAATGCGTGTGTCATAGGACGAAGAGGTCGAGGGAACCTTCTCCTGGTTCATGGAGGAGGATTCATAATCCTTGGCCCTAGGTCCAATCGTCCGGCCGTTACGATCAACGCCACAGAATACTTCTCGCACTGTACGGCGGATCTCACTCTTTGCGATCTCTTCAGATAGCATCGTGTGTGGTCCATCGAAAGGGAGGAGCCAATCCTCGTCGTCGGTGTCCGACCAGTCATAGACTGGCATAGGAGCCGGCGGCGGAGGCTTGGGCGTGGTTAGTTTCTCGAAGGTCGAGCGAACTGACAAAGCCACCAGAAGTTCATCTGGTTTAGGCATGCCGAATTTAGCCTGATTGACAGTTTGTGCCAACACAAGCGCACGCGCACGGCTGCGGTTCCGCAGTATGCGTGTCCACCTGTAAATCTTACCCCCAAACAACACGGCTGGATGGTCGGTCTTAGGCACCCCAGGAGGGGGTGTCGGAAGGTTACCCTCGTCGTCCTGGTTCAACAGCCAGGCTACGAAGGCCGAAACCTTATACTTGACTATCTTGACCCAGTGGTTCTTCGGGTCAGAGTCAATAAAGGTTGACCACCAGTCATGTGTCCGAGTTTCGAGGATATTCCATTCCTCGTCACTGGCAACTGCACCGCACAAAGCGAACGCATCACGTAAAACACGGATGCAATGCGCGAGCGGTGTGGAAGCTAAGGGCAATACCATACCCCCGGTAGAGGGTACCCCCGGTCCATTACGGGGCGGGTTTCCCTGGCCATCACGACCAGGCCTCAGCGTAGTGCTATTATTTTTATTTTTCTTATTAATTTTATGCACTAGCTGACCCAGGCTGCTTCCCACCGTGGAGGACGCCGGTTCAGGCGCTGTACCTACCATTTGGAGTTTTCTTTATAAACTGCTGTAAAC